AACTGCTTACACATCTGCAAATAGATTAATTAATAAAGTAAATATACAAGGAAATAACCTATATCAAGGATTTTATATTGGTTATGGTCCTGATCCAGTATCTGGTAAAAATGCATTTGATTTTTATACTGGTGGAATAGATACTGCTATTACATCAGACCATAATGGCAATGATTTAGTTGCTGGTAGATGGTATTATGTTGCTTTGCGTAGAACAATCAGGGTAGATGGTACTTCACTCTACATGACACATCAAATCTATGTAAATGGAACATTAAAAGTAACTACCTCAGAAGTTCCATACTATATTGAAGGTTTTACATTTTTCTGGTTTAACTCTCTTGTAGCACCTGGTATTACCAATCATGATATTGCTGGATACCATGCTGGAACTGCTGCTGTTTTAGACTCAACAGCAATTGCTGATATTTGGAAATATGGAGCACCTATTCAAAAGGTTGTGAAATATTACGACGGTAGCGCATGGCAAACATCATCTGATAAGAAAGTATATGATGGATCTGAATGGATTCCTATGTATGCAAATATCTGGGATGGAACAGCCTGGCTGCCAATCTGATATACTTAGATTATCCTTTCGACAGGATATGGGACTTACGGTTGTCACCTCTTCCGTAGGTCCCTTTTTCTATGCCCTTTAAAAGCCTTCTAAGGCCCTTTAGAGCCACTTTGGGGTTGATTTGGTATAAAGATATAGGGCAGAGATTTGAATGGCTTAAAACTCTTCCTTGCAAACCTTCATAAACTGTGTTAAACTATATCTAGGTTTGTAGGGGGCTTTTCACTGAAAGATAATTTCTTGAAGGCACTCTCCTCAACTCATAGGTTAAAAAATCTATGGGGGGAGGGGGGGCTTTGCCTAAAAGATACTCTCTACTAAAATATATAGTTGACAAACAATCTATCATGTGCCATACTTAATACATGACAGCAAATGAAAAAATACAGGCTATTGTAAATAGCAGAAATATACCTAACGGTTATCACAAAGCAATATTAATCTCATTATCCATTGATCAAACCAATCAATTAAATCAATATGAACTTATGAAAAATGCAGGGGTAGGAAGTAGAAATACACTTATTCGTATAATAAAAGAATTAGAACAACTTGGTTGGCTTAATGTAATTAGAGAGCGTGATGAAGAAAATCGTTTTACAGAAAATATATACGAGGTTTTAATCCCTGCTTGACAAACATTAGAACATCTGATATACTTATATTGTTCGGAGTAAGATTTAGGATATTCTTGTACCATTAAGTTGGTTATTTTTGTTCCTCTGTGCTTACTCCGAATTTTTATTTGACAAACCTCTTAATAGATGTTATAATAGAATCATAGGACAAAAGTCCAATGAGAAGAGGTAGAAATGTCGAAAGGTACTAAGAAGACACCAGAAGAGCGTGTCAAGGAAGCATTACAAGAAATCAGGGAAATGGCAGGTATTCCTGATGAAGAGTAAGATTTGTAAGAATTGTCATATTGATAAGCCAATCACAGAATATTACAAGGCTAAACAATATAAAGATAACATAGATTATTACTGTAAGTACTGCAGAACTGGTACATCAATTAAATCCCAGCGTCGTCAAAAAGCCAATAAATCCTGTACTAATGGTATGGCTAACTGCACAAACCCCCACTATTCCAACGGTATGTGTAAGAACTGCTACGAACGCAATAGACGCAATGGTCATCCTAATCTATTAAACCTACAGAAGACTGAATATAAGTATGGCAAGAATAGATATACCTATGAGCAATTAAGAAAACACCATCTCAAGTATTTCTATGATTTGGATATGGAAGAATATGATGAGATGGCTAAGGATGGTTGCCATATCTGTGGAAAAACCAAGGTAGACCATAAGCAACTCCATGTAGATCATGACCATAAACACTGTAGTGGTCAGAAAGCATGTAAGATTTGTGTAAGAGGTATTCTCTGTGATGCCTGTAATGTTGCTGTTGGTAAGTTTGAAGATGGCAGCCTAAGACTTGATTATCCTAAGAGAGATGCAATCGTCTTATATGTTGGGATGCATGATGGTCTGATTCATGATAAAATTGTTGAATATGACAAAGAGCAAAGGGATAGGCAGGGGTAATTATGTCAGGACTAAGAAGGTCCCAGGCAGGCCACCAAAAAACGGTAGACCAGAAGATGGTCCCACCTACTATCTCAACAAGTATAAGACGACTCAAAGACCTAGAAAATGCAAGCGATGCAGTCAGAATGCTTACTACTATCATGAAGATTTCGATTATCTCTGTGCTCCTCACCTGCTTGATTTGGTTAATATAGGAGGCCTAGCCTTCGATTGGAACGATTATCCAGAGGTATGGGAAAGGACAGAGAGATTACTAGCAAGAGAACCTCTATCACAAGAAGAGTTATCTACTATTGTGAAGGATGTGGAACCTGTGGATACAGAGAACAATGCTGTCAAGAAGAGGGGAAGGCCCAAGAAATTGGATGGGTGGAACTGGTAGATGAGTAACTACTCAAGCACGGAATATAGGAAGAACCGTAAAGCAGTCCTTGAGGCTAGTAACTATACCTGTCATTACTGCAATGCCCCTGCTAATACGGCTGATCATATTATCCCTGTCTCAAAAGGAGGCGGGCATGAAATAAGTAATCTCTTACCAGCATGTGTCAAATGTAATAGTAGTAGAAAGAACAAGACACTAATACGAATGCCTTATGCCAATAGGAGATATGTATGAATATGAGGGATATAAGGTTTGATAGGATACAGTGGTTTGGTAATAGTTTCACTAGAGGGCTTGCAGCCTCTGTCCAAATAGTAAGACACCTATCTCACATATTGGACAAACCACAATATCCAGCATATCCAACATATCACACATACCATAGATATGAAGGTTTGTCAAGCCCCCCTACGGGAGGGCGGTATAGAGAAGATATCCCTGATACCAAACACTCTATATACAAACACTATATAGGCTATATGAGGGATATAGGGATATGAAGGTTTGGAAAAAATAATGTTTGGAAATAAAATAAAATGTTTGGTGTTTTTTTATTTTTATGTTTGAACCCTGTAACTGTGTCAAACAAAATATAAAACCAATAAATAGTAAAAGGAGAAATAAATGAGAACAGGTATACATCAAGGACCTAGAGGTCTTAGAGATACATCAGCAGTAAATGAGCCATTAGATTTAAATTATTCTTTGGCAGATAGTGTGAGAATATCAATATCTCAGGCTACATGGTTATCAGAAGCAGACTTAGGAGCAGCAAAACAAGCCCTCCTATTAGCAGAAACCATAGATGCTTTCCCTGAGAAGAGACATCAAAATGCACCTATCTTGATTGCTCTATTGGGTAACTTAGGTCTACTTAATAACAGAAAGGCAGCAGAATTGTCTCCAGCAGATATGCTTGCTGCTATTGCTAATGGATAATTGGAAACCATCTGCTTATACCCCACCTTTGTCTGAGGACTTTGTGACAGATGGGGATAAGATTATTAATATCGTTGAGGCTTTATGGAAACTTCCAGAAAAGAATGATCAGATATTAAAGTTAACAGATTGGCAGAAATGGCTTATTAGGGCTGCCCTAGAAAGGTATCCAGAAGGGCATAGATTGGCTGGTAGGCTGCGTTACAAACAAGTTGTAATATCCATGCCCAGAAAGAATGGAAAGAGCCTCCTAGGGGCTATTCTGGCCTTATATGGCATGCTTCTACATGAGCCTGCACCTGAAGTTATCTCTGTGGCAGCCTCTGCAGACCAGGCAAAAATCGTCTATAGGAGACTAAAACACCAGGTAGATTCAAGTGAATTATTGGGACATTTCTTTACAAGAAGCACAGAACATCGTGGACTTTATACGAAAGACGAGCAAGGAATATATAAAGTTATTGCAGCCAATGCAGCAACTGCTCAAGGTCTGCATCCTAGCCTAGTCATATTTGACGAACTGCATGTTGCCAAGGAAGATGTGTGGACTGCTATGGCACTTGGATCTGCTACCCGTCCAGATGGGCTAACGATTGGTATTACTACCGCAGGTGATGATACATCTGAACTGCTTAAGCATCTCTATGACAGAGGAGCCAAGGCTATTGAAGGAGATGAAGAACTTGAAAGGTTTGGATTCTTCTGTTGGGAAGCACCAAAGGGATGTGCTCTAGATGATGAAGATGCGGTAAGAAGTGCTAACCCTCAATTAGCATCTGGCATTCTAGATTGGGAGTCAGTTAAAAATGAATTGGCTACTATGCCTGAGCCAGACGCAAGACGGTATAGATTAAATCAATTTGTATCATCAATGAACGCTTGGATACCTGTTGGAGCATGGGTAAATCTACCAGTAGGCAGACCAAATAATCCACAAGTCTTTGCTATTGAGCGTACTCCTGGATGGGAATACTGCTCTATTGTGACTGCAGAGTTATTGGAAAATGGAAACACTGCCACTGAATTGGTAGCATCATTTAACAATACCAATATGGATGAGGTCATTGCAGCCTGTTTGAAACTAGCAAAACATGGCAAACCATTCATTATGGATTATGCAACTATGACTGATGTTGGGCAAGTATTAAAACAAAAAGGTTTGAGAGTTCAAATGACATCTATCAAAGATTTAATACATGCATCAAATAACGCATACAGTAGAATTATGAAGAAGGAACTAATTCATCCAAAAGATGAGATAGTTTCTATGCAAATGCAACGAGCAGTACGCAAAAATAGCGGAGAATCCTGGAGGATTGCCCGTAAAGATAGCGGAACTGAAATTGATGCAGCAATAGCAACAGTATTGGCTATCTGGTTTGTGGAAACTCAACAAAAACCACAACAGATGGTCTTTTAGGAGGAGAACAAAATGGGTTTTATAGATAGAATGGTTGGTGCACTTGGTTATGAAGTTGCAGAACCTGAAGCATTTGTTCCTGACACACAAAATCGTGCAATGTCTGCACCATCAAGAGATGCGGTAGTAGTTACTGAAACTTCTGCTCTTCAACTTGTTGCAGTTAGCAGAGCAATTTCAGTTCTAGAAACAGCAATGATGCAGATTCCTGTGCAGGTACACAGAGGAAATGAAATCATCACAGCACCTGCGTGGCTTGATATGCCAGATGTTGAGAATAATGTTTCTCAAGCAGAATGGTTAGGAACAACTTTATTCCACATGTCAACAACTGGAAATGCTTTCTGGTTAGTTCAACGCAATGTTCGTGGAATTGTAAACATTAAAAATATTCATCCATCAAACATTTCAGTTCAGGCTGATCAGAATGGTGTGATTTCTTATCAAATTGGTACAAAGAAATATACAACAAAAGACATTGTACATTTGAAACTATGGAAGAGTCCAAAGGCAGATGCTCTTCTTGGTGAAGGACCAATTCAAAGACACAAGTCAGTGCTTCGTTCAGCATTAGACTTACACAATTATGCAGACAACTGGTTCAGAACTGCAGCGGTACCAACAGGTACATTAACAACAACAGAATTTCTTTCTGCAGAAGTAGCAAAGCAAAATAAAGATGCTTTCGTAGAATCTCAGCAAGAAAGAAGTATTGCCGTACTTTCATCTGGTTTGAAGTATGATTCAATTGCACTCAATCCTGAAGAAGCACAGTTCTTGGAAAACCAAAAATATATCAGTCGTCAGATTGCTATGATGTTTGGTGTTCCTGCGATGTACTTAGGTATGTCGATTGAAGGACAAGGCATGACCTATGTCAACGGTAACGAAGACAGAGCAAAACTATACGAAGATGGATTACAACAATACATTGTTCGTATTGAACAAGCGATTACAGACTTGCTACCAAGAGGACAACACGCTGAATTCAATTTAACTGAGTTCCTCCGTCCAAATGTCAAAACAAGATATGAGTCGTATGCTATTGGTTTGAGCAATAAGTTCCTTACAGTAGAAGAAATTAGAGATATGGAAGACATGCCTCCAATGCCTACTGATGGGGCTGATCAACAAATCAACTAAAATGGAGTAATGACTATGGAAAATATAATTACTAGATCATTTGAGATCAGAGCAACAGATGCTGAACAACGCACAGTTGAAGGCATCGCTGTTCCATATAATGACACAAT